GGAGGATGACAGTGAAAATGTTGCCGGAAGGATTACTCATGGACCAGAGGTAAACTGTGCCCTCATAAATATGAAGGGAATTTACAATACTGGACCAGAGAACTTTCCTAATGAGCTGATTCTCCGGCGAATCATGGAACCAATCATTAACAATACCGACCACCACCCAAAGCGGTTCAGCCGACATGTTGGTGTCGAAACCGCCATAATCACCATCAAATTGATGGGCGAAACGGCGAATTTCTTCAACCAGATGGGTCCATTCTTGGGACCTTGCATTAATGCCAACGGCACTATGGTTCTTAATACGGTTTTTCATAAAGAAGACCGCAAAAGCCCCAAAGTACATCTTCATGGCAATAGCAAAATCCAATGGGCAACCCGAAATACTACGGGTTTTCCGCGCCGCAATTTTGTCTAATGACCTCCTCTCATCTTTTGGGAAGTCATTGAAGATGTGCTTGCGACGAACACCTCTTTTAGCATCTTCAATAATACCTTCGACTTCTGCTCGAAGGTGTTTCGTCTGAGGAGAGTCATATGGTGGCTTCTCTTCACCAGAGCCAAGCCACCAAGTTTTCCCTGGCATATTTCCGGGTTTATTCAAAACCCAGGGGTATCCAGCTGAGGATGTGCGATCCAGAGGACTGCAAAACTCAGCGCCAGGGATTCCCTCCACAACTTCCTCAAAAGTAAAGATGCCCTTGTGGTCGCGATCTTTATTAGTCTGATTAAAATAAAACTGACTAATATTTGCACGGACCGCAACCAACAGATCGCGATCATACTTAACTTCATTCTTGCAGTATCGAGCCAAATTATCAAACATTGGGTCGATCCTAATTGGTCCGTCAAAAATGAAGTGCATAATAGCGGGTTTGGTCTGTGCTGGGCCCCAAGCCTCATACAACAAACTCGGAATAATCTTCGACTTCCGACAAGTTGTGGCGGCTTGACTCTTCATCAAGGGCCCAATTCCCTTTCCTAAGGATGGAGCATTTTCATCTGCTAAAGGCTCATCCAAAGGTGGGCTCACGACGCATTCCCCTTCGAAGTTTGTTAAACAAGCTTCAACGAGCTGCCTCGTGACGATCGTACTCTCACCACGAGTTCCGGTTCCACAAATATGAATTCCTAAAATTTTACCTTGAATGGATTTGTTGTGCAATAATAAAACTGCGCCACAATCTCCACCAAAGGTAGGAATATCATACCCTATGACATCTTTAACGACATAGGCCTGGCCGGATCCATAGTGAGTGGTGTCTTTCTTGTATCGCCCAAAAGCGAATTTTTCCCGAAAGACGTGGTCATTAGCCCAAAATCCCAATCCAACAGGCCAATCGACTGCTTGTTTTATGATTTCCTCACTTATAAAGTGGTGAGTCATATCGGGATGGGCGTGCACGTTCCGTGGCATTTCAATAAAAACGACATCCTTATCCGGAGCTTCGTGAAAGTCGTTAATAAGAAAATCCCTAAGGGACATCCGATAGGTATAATTCTTATTAACGAAAAGAAGGTTGTCGTCCTCGCTAAGAACTTCTTCATCCAACAAACGGCACAAACAGTCCATAATGTGAGCGAAGGTCATAAAAATCCGACCCTTCACAAACATGCCATGACCAATCGTTCGATCATAGCCCTCGACTTCAATGCGATAGCAACACTTTGTTGCCAAACGCGTGGCGAGGCTTCTGGCGTTGACATCAACACCACCTTGGGACTGCCAGTTTGTGGGAACAGAAGATCGCAAGGATCTACTGAAACGGGAAACCCCGACGTTCTCACGACGAGGTTTGTTCTTCCGAGCTTGCCCAGACTGAGTCTGAAAAGTTGGAGAAAGCCGCTTGTATAATGAGTAAGCCGTAAACAAGAAAGCAACACCACTTCCCAGACTGATGAGGCCTCTAATGTAGGGGCGAGAC